CTTCCTATTGCCATCTTTGTAAAGTCAGGGTCTCCAACTTGACTCTCTAAAGCTTGCAATTTTCTTTCTAATAAATCAATTTTTTCTTGTAATCCCATAAAAATCCTTATAAAAAGCTTTGCCCAGTAAAACTACCATCTCCCTGACCATCTGGATTGTAACCACTATCATTATTACCAAGTGGAGAATCGGCAGAAAGCTCTGCGTTTCCTGCTGGTAAAGTAACTTTTAATTTTGTAACAAATTTTCCAGCTTCAATTTGATGATCTGCACCTTGTACCATCCACAATTTATTAGATAGAACTGGATTTAATGGGGGTTTTGCCAACCATACACATTCACCAGATCCACCAGTAATCGCAAATGGACTTACTACTGCTATAGAAACATATCTTCCTGCGATACCAGCAAGAGTATGCCAGCTTGGATCGCCAATTATTGTTAATTCTGCTTCAATAGTTTTTTTTAATTCAAGAGGTTTATTTGCCATGGTATGAGCAGCATTAGCTTCCGCAGCATTGGCAGCACGAACTTCTGGTGGTATAGTATTTGCTTCAGCAGGTATTGATATAGTGTTTCCAGAACCACTTGGCTCAATTGGAATTGAGTCTGATGGAGGTTTTGCTTTTATCATATTTCCACTCGAAGATCCTCCAGACCCACCACCATGACCACCAGCATCCAAAACCCATTCTATATCTGGAGAAAATGATAATACATTAGAACAATTTCCACCATTTACTATGTAGCTTGCTCTAATATTAGTACATCCACAATTTTCATCTTTTCCAGTACAAGCATCATCTTCTTGTATGATTAATTTTACTTTTTCTGGGTCATACTTGAAATAAACGCCTAATTTGTTTGTTGTTTTGACAACATTTACCCAATTTCTTATTGTGGAAAGCAACGGAAGTTCATTCGCTTGCCATCCTGATTTTGGACCTTTTCCTTCTTTGTCTTCGCTTAATTCAAATTCAAGGTCGCCACCATCTTTACCCCTAAATTCAACTTGAATAACTGGATCATTGTTGTCACAAAGCTGTTGTATTGCTTCCTTCAAAGGAATAAGATCATCTTCGGCTCCTACATTTTTTTCTACTCTTCTGCTAAAGCTTCTTACCATTAAATCGGTACATGTTAATTTTATTTTCGTCACACCAGAATCAATATTTGTACTTAGCTTTGTTGGTAAAATTGGTATTTCTGGAGATTGAGGCCCAATTAAAGTTGATCCAGATCCACAAACTTTTCTAATCCATCCAAATTTAAACCAACAGTCTTTTATGTCTTCGGGAGCCTCTGCAATTGATTTATTTATTACATCTAAAAGCTCTTTATAACCAGTCGCACCCTCTGCAATAAGTTCAAATTCTAAATTCATTCCACCCTGACCTTGAGCAAGGCCACATTGCATGGACTTTAATGCAACTTTATGGGGATCTCCATCATATGATTCATTTCCGCATTTAAATACCATGCCTTTTAAATTCAATTCAAAAAAAGGAGCGTATATGTGTCCAGATAATGGTTTTTCTGGTGGTACGCAGAGATATTTAGCCGCTTCACTTCCTACAGTACAAACCATATTACCTCATTAGAAAATTGAATTTGGTATGTATATGCTAATACCAGATTTAAAATCATATATGTCTTTGATGTTATTTGCTTCCATAATTTTCCACCAAAATATGGTTGTTCCATAGAAATCAGCAGATACTAAATCTGGTCTGTATTCGTATGATTTGTTTATTACTGTGTATTTGTCTTGGTCACTTGATTTTATATCAGTTTTTTTATATGTTGGAAATGTTATATACTTTTGCTCACCATAGTAAATAACATCTGATTCGTAATACCTACTGCCAGAAGGAACAAATTTTCTAGCTTGTATTTTTGTATATTCTATATTGTTTGCCATTATTCTGTCTCTCCCATTACAACATCACTTGCGTATGGCAATTTGTCAGATTTATATACAGCTTCAAAAGTCAAAGAAACATCTAATTTATAAGGTATTCCAGTATCTTCATCCCATGGAACGCCTGGATCAAATTTAACATTATAACTTTTTAAGACTACGCACAAATCGTTTTTTTCTAATAGATCAAAACATTTTATTTTCATTATTGGAGGAGGAGAATAAAAACCACCAGTTCCTTTTTCTGGATAGACATGAGCTTCTAGCCATCTTAATGTATCTAAAATGACTTGGGCAGATTGATTTCCACTTTCTTCTTGTACAAACATATGTAAATCTACATTTATAGACCTATTTTCAGAATAAGCATAGTTTTTAAATGGTGCGGTTCTTCCTATTGCTGATTCATCTGTATAATTTGCTGATTTAGCATCACTTATATCTGGAATATTATCAAAAATTAATTTCTTGGCCTCACCCATTGAATACAATGCTCCTGCTGATGGTAAATCGCTTTCTATATAGCAGTTTTCTATTGGTTGTAAATTGCCACCTTTAAGTGTTGACTTCATGTTATCCTTTTATTTTAAATAGTACCAGACCCAATGTTGCCAACTTGTTTATTGGCTCCTTGGAAGAACCCACCGTAAGGCCATTTTGGATTATTCAAAGGCTTATTTCCTACTTTTTTATTCGATGTATCTGGTTGTGGGCCTGTTCCTGTCTGAGTCACATTACTTGACTTTCCCATCGCTGCAACTAACTTAGTAAGAAGCTCTACCATTTGTTGATTTAAAACAGTTTGCTCATGACTTTCTTTTGCTATATTGGCAAGTTCTGGAGAAGATACAACAGATGAAGATGGTTCGGATGTTGTTTTATCCTTCTTTACCTTATCTTCAGTTGATCCAGCCATAGGAGGAACAACGGATACACTTGCTGCTGGTTTGACTTCGCTCGTAGCAAAAGAACCGCCACTGCCACTAGAAGTAGTATCTTTTGCACCTACAGAATTTACATTCTTTATAATTTCACTCATCTTGCCAAAATCAACACTCTTGAAGTCCATGGTTCCAGACAAACCAGACATTGCTTTTTGAATTGATTCCATTACTTGCGTAATCAACTGTATTCTCAACAAAGCTTCGGTCAACTCTGTTGTGTTAGGAAGATTATTCATAATTGGATTTATAATGCCATCTTTTAAAAATACAGTTATGCTATTCCACCAGCCCTTAAACAATTCTGCTTGGCTATCAATTGTTTGCACTGGTGCTTTTCCAAAAGATTTCTTACTCAACAAAGGACTTATTTTTTCTGAGAATGCTGTCAAAGTATTATGCACTTCTGAAATTATACTTGATGTAAATCCTATCTTTTTATTTGTATCTTCTAAAACTGAAGAAGAAGGAAGATTATTTATAATGGGATTTATTATTCCTTCAGTTAGAAGACCAGTTATGCTATTCCACCAGCCTTTAAACAGTTCTGCTTGTCTATCAATTGTTTCTATTGGCGATTCTGAAACCCATCCACGACTTAATAGAGGTGTTAGATTTTGTGAGAATTTATCACAAACATTTTTTACACCAACTATTGAATCTGCAACTAATCCCAATCTTTTATTTACTTCCTCAAGCATTACAGAATCTGGCATTTCTTTAATTGGATTTATAATACCATCTACAATTGCATGAGCAATTCCATAAAACCATGATCCAACCGTTACTGCTGCATCTAAAAGCTTAGGATCAAAAGATGGAGATGATATTAGTTCGTAAATTGCAACTGAGAATTTATCGATGAATTTAGGAACTTCCTTCATTGCAATAGCTATTTGATCTATGGCCAAATATGCCATTTCAATTTCTTCTTTTGTAATCATTCCTTCAAATATAGGATTTATAATTCCATTTCTCATGAATGTAGCAACAGTATAAAACCAAGAAGAAAACAATTCAACATTTGAAGCTAGTACGGCTATTGGAGAATCTTTAAAACACTTATCTGGTGTCATTAATCCAAAAGATTTAGACAAATTGCTTATGATCGTTGGTATCAAATTTATAATTGTATTCATAGCAGACAAAGTTGTAGCTGCTTGTCTAATTGTTTTAACATCAGGAAGTTCAGTTATTATTGGTTGAACTATTCCATCTCTCATAAATATTGCAACTTGAGTAAGATATTTGGTAAACTCATCTTTTGCTGCCATGATTTTAGGCAATGGAGCTTCTTTCAATAAATCTTGACTTTCAACCAATGGAATTAAACCATTAGCAGTTCCATTTATAACTTGTGGCAGAGTTCTTATGATATTACTCATTGCACTTAATATCGTTGATGCATTTCTAATTGCCTTTATGTCCTGTAATTCTGTTACTATAGGATTAACAACGCCATCTCTTAAAAATGCTGCGACTTGTCTGAAATAACTTCCAAATCTTTCTTTATTTTTCATGATTATACCGATAGAAGAATCATCGAAATCTCCTTCTTCTCCAAGTAAATCTATAGATGTAACCATTCCTTTTATTACTTTTGGTATAGAAGTCAGTATTATTTCCAAATTCCTCATAATGGTTGCGGCTTCAGTTATTTTCTTTGGAGGAGTATCTGCAAAAACTTCTCTTATTTTGTTTACTATTCCATCACGAATAAATTCAGAAATAGATTTGAAATAATTTCCAAATACTTCTTTATTCTTGTCTATTTTTGGTATCGGAGCTTCGCCATAGAAATCAGATCCTGTAAACAACATGTTTATAGCTGTTCCAAGATTTGTCAAAACAGGAGGAACAGAAGAAATTGTTTTTGCTAATGCAATCATAATTGTACTAGCTTTAACTATATCTTTTTCATCACCAAATACATTATTTATTGGCTCTACAATTCCAGTTCTTACAAATGCAGCTATAGCAGCAAAATAAGTAGCAAATAATTCTTTATTTTGATATATCTTTTTCATAGGTGATATTTCCCAAGGAGCTTTAGTCTCCAAGAATTGCATCACAGTTCCAAGACTTGTCAATACTCCAGCAGTTCCTCTCAATGCACCAGAAATTAAACATGCTTGTTGGGCAGCTTGTTTTAGTTCTTCTGGATTACCCGCCTTCTTAGCACCACCAACAATTCCAACATTTATAAATTCTGCTATAGAACCAAACCATTCAGCAAATTGATCCTTATATTTTACTATTTTACCTAAATCCATTCCTTCTTTAAAGAAGCCGGGATCCATGGTCTGCATCACAACGCCTAAACTCTTTAATACTGTTCCTGTTTGCGTAATAATGACTGCCATAGCAGCTAATTTTCTAGCAGCATCAGATAAAGACTTTGGATCTGCTATTTGTTTAGATACTGGATTTACAATACCTTCCATAATAAACATTGCAATACTTCCAAAGAAATCCTTAAGAGTTTTCATGGAAGCTTCAATGTTTTGTGCCATAGTCTTCTGATCGCCTACTACTGCTGTGTCTGTCAAAGGAAGAATAACTGTTTTCATTTGTGTAAGAACTGGGCCAACATATTGAATGATGCTTGCCATATTTTTTAATTTATTTGATGCATCTCTTAATTCACTTCCTTTCTTGAATTTATCTCTTACTTCATCCACAATACCAGTCTTTATGAAGTCTGCTAATTTGCCAAAGAAACCTTGGAATCTAGTTTGAGATTCTTCAAGTCTTGAAACCATTGATGCACCACCAACTATCTTTGTGTCGGTAAGTGGCATAATTTGTTTTATCATTACATCAACAACTTTAACTACTTCTTGAACCAATTTGCCAATATTTGTCATAACGATTACAAGTTTTGCTGATTGTTTAACACTAGTTTTACCTTCTAAATCTTTAGCTATAGTTACCAATTCATTCATAAAACCAATCAAAGGTGGTTTAAGCTTTGAAAATGAAGTTGTCGCTTGTGATATAGATTTAGCTTCTTTTTCTGATGATTTTATATCGCCAAATGAAATTAATTTATCTTTAGTCTTTTTTACATCATCTGCAATCTGACCAGTAGCGGCAAATATAGAAGCTATACCTTTTCCCATACTTACAGCTTGACTTGGATTTATTATTGTTCCAACCTCTTTAGAAAATTCAACAATTACTGAAACAAATGTTTTTATTGGTTGCATTATTTTTTGAAGTGCTTCTGCTCCATTTTTCATTTGAGTGCTGATGTTTTTTCCAAGTCCTCCCCATGTTGAGTCTTTGACATCTCTAAGTCTATCTCTAGATTTTAAAATCTCATCTGTTACAGAACCACACGCTCCAAGAATTTCAGCAGCACCTTTACCCATTTGTATGGCTTTGTTTGGCTCTACCATAGTTCCTATTGATTTAGAAAATTCAACAACCACCTTTATAAATCCATATACTGGTCCCATTAATTGAGATAATGCTTTTGTTCCATTTATCATCTGTTCGCTAACAGATTTTCCTAAGCCCCAATATGCTTTGGAATTATCAATGTTTTTAAGCTTATCTCTAGTTTTCATTATCTCTTCAGTAACAGAACCACTAGCTCCCAAAACCGCAGCTACACCTTTACCCATTTCTGCTGCCTTTTTAGGTTCGACAATAGCTCCTATTTGTTTGGAAAATTCAACTATATGGCCAACATATTCAACTGTTGGTTCCATCATTTTTTTCAAAGCACGATTACCCTCTTCCATTCTTTTACTTACTCTCGCACCAAGGAACCAATACTTTTTAGAATCTTCAATTTTTATAAGCTTATCTTTTATTTTCATTATCTCGTCTGAAACAGATCCACAAGCAGATAAAATTTCAGCAACATCTCTTCCCATTTGAACTGCTTTTTTGGGATCTACTGTTCTTCCGATTCTTTTTGCAAAATCAACAACTGTGTATATAAAATAAATAACTGGTTCCATCATTTTTTTCAAAGCAAATACGCCATCCCACATTGCCTCTGGAATATTATAACTCCAAAGCCAAAAACCTCCATAAAGAGGAACATTTACAAGCCTATCTTTAGCTTTCATTATTTCATCTGTAACAATTCCGCAACTAGCAAGAACTTCGCCAACATCTCTTCCCATTTCTGCTGCTTTTTTAGGATCTATTAAAGAACCAATTGTTTTTGCAAAATTAACAACTGTATACACAAAATAAATAACTGGATTCATCATGTTTTTAAGTGCTTGTATGCCATCCCACATTGCATCTGGAATGTTATAACTCCAAAGCCAAAATCCACCATAAAGAGGTATATTTAAAAGCTTATCTTTTGCTTTCATTATTTCATCTGTAACAAGTCCGCAAGCCCCAAGTATATCTGCAATTCCTTGACCCATTTCCTTTGCCGAAGATGGATCTATTACTGAAGAAAGAACTTTGTGGAAAGTAGCTATTGCTTCTGCATATAAATAAATAGGTGTCATTAAAAACTTTAATGCCCAATATCCCAATAATAAAAGAGGAGAAAGAAGAACGGCAGCAATAGCCATAAAGCCTAAAACTGCAAGCTTCGCTGCTGCCGAAATAATACTAAGTGATATGCTCGCTGTTGCAGATAATATTCCGTCAACCGCTTCGACAATTTTATCTGCTTCTGATTTATCAAATCCATCTGTTAATTCTGCCGACATTGCTAAAATTGCATTTCCAAGTGTTAGAATTGCTGGGGTTAAGGCCAATAATGCCAAACCGCCCAATGCCATAAGGCCTATCAATACTGGCAAGCCCCAACCAAAGCCAGCGATTAATGTTCCTAATGATGTTAAGCCCCATGCAGCAGCTAATACACCAGCAGATATTGCCGCTGCACTAAGCAATACAGCACCTACTGTTTCTCCAATTTCTATAGCTTTATCATAAGACAAACCAAATCCACCTATGATTCCATCTGATACAAATAAAATTGCTGAGGCCAATAAAAGAACTGCTGGAGTAAGACCTATCAAAGCTGCTGCCCCACCTAATATTAGCCATAGGTTTGCCCATATCATTGGAGCCATCAGACCTAAGCCAGCAAGACCATACATTGCACCTATAATTGCACCTGCTATAAATGCGGCACTAAGTAAAACGGCAGCAACAGTAAGTCCTATATCCATGGCTTTTTTGGCATCTAAATCGAATCCACCAAGTATTGCTTGGCTCATTTCTAATATCGCAGCACCCAACAATAATACGACTGGTGTTAGTGCCAATAGTGCTGCTGCCCCACCTAATATGATCCATAGATTTGCATATATCATTGGAACCATCAGACCTAAGCCAGCAAGACCATACATTGCACCTATAATTGCACCAGCTATTAATGCAACACTGAGCAACACAGCAGCAACAGTAAGTCCTGTTTCCATGGCTGTTTTTGCATCTAGATTAAATGCACCAAGTATTGCCTGACTCATTGTCAATACTACGCCACCTAATAGCAAAATTGCAGGTGTGACAAGTACTAATGCTGCTGCACCATATAACATCATGGGAATAGATTTAATTGCATGCTTTGCAAATTTTCCCAAAATTCTCAAACCTTTCATGGCTCCATATATGCCAAAAGCAATAGCGGTAACAGCAGCAGCTATGGCTGCAATTGTTGCAGCGGTTTCACCAATAGTTGATGGATCTAAATTAAAAGCAGATAATATAAGTTGCGACAATTTTATAATAGTGGCACCAAGTAAAACCATAGCTGGGCCAACTACCATCAAAACAGCGATTGGTTTTATAATGTCTTTATACTTAAAGTTCTCAATAAAATCGTTTACTTCTTTTCCTTGTATTTGTTTTACGAATTCCATTCCAGCAATAGTAATTGCAGTTGCTGCTGCACCTAATGCTGCAACAATTGATGCCGTTTCTGTAATTGTTGCAAGATTTAAATTTAATTTAGATGTTACAAGTTGTGCTAATACAATAATTGCAGCACCAAATAAAATCATTGCTGGGCCAAGAAGAGCAATTACTTTTGCAGCCTTAAATAATTTATTCCAACTGAATTCATCTACAAATTTTTGAATCTCTTCGCCTTCAAGCTTTTTCGCAAGCTCGATTGCTCCCAAAGAAATAGCTGCTGCTGCTGCTCCTACGGCAGCTATTATTGCAGCAGTCTCTGTTATCTTTCCTAAATCAAGATTTAATTTAGATACTAGCTTACTTCCTATAAACATAATCCCAAATCCCAATATCAACAGACCACCTGCCAGTGCTGCTATAATTCCACCTAATTTTGCCAATTCTTTGGGATTTATTCCTTCTATTTTTTTAAGTATTTGACTTATAAAATTATCATCTGTTGATGGAACATCGACATTAAGTTCTTTAGTCTCTGTTTTTAAATTTTTAGTATCTTGTTTTAAATTTTTTGTTTCTGCTTTAGTATTTTTTGTTTCTTGTTTTACATTTTTGCTATGTGCTTTTAACAAATCTTCATCTATGGAAACTCCAGTAGCACTAGATGCACTTAATGCTTTCATGTCCATCGCATTAGCTGGTGCTGGAGGAGGAGCAATACTAAATGCACTTAATTTTTTCATATCCATTGCTTCTGGAGGAGCAATACTAGATGCACTTAATTTTTTCATATCCATTGCTTCTGGAGTGGCTTTGGCTTGTGTTAATGCAGACATTGGATCTGGTTTTTCTTTAAGTACTTTTTCCAGATGAGTATCATGAGTGAAAATAGTAGAATTAGTAGTAGCAGCATCACTAAATTTAATTATCGAATCTCTCATAATTTGGGCAATTTTTTCATCTGATACGCCTTGCTTTTTAAGCTCCTCCATCAATCCTTGTTGTGCCGAACTTAATTCTCTAATTCGTATTTGTTCTGAGGTCAAACCATCAAACCAACCTTGAAATTTATAAGTTAAACTTTGCCAAATAGCATATGCACTTGTAAATAAAGATCCTAATATAACAAGTGGTGCCAAAATTGAACCAATAGCAGAATTAAATATAGAACTTAAACCAGTATTGGATAAATTTCTAAGTGTGTCATTAATTTCATTTAATGATTGTGCAGAAGCAGAAGCTGGATCTAATTGTGCTTTTGAAGCAGTTGAAGCTTCTTGTTCTGCTTTACTTATTTGTGATGTTAATTCTCTAAATGCAACTGGATCTTTTAATGCCTTTTCAATTGCAGATGAATCTATTTTTAATTCTTTTTTGCCAGTGTCTTTAAGTTGTTTGTTTACACTCGACAATGCATTTGTTATAGCACCTCTAGCCACATCTGTTTCATTTGTCCAAGCTACTCCCAAAGCATTTAAATCTTCTTCAAATTCGCCTCTTTTCTTACTAAATTTACCAAGGGCTTCTCCCATGTTCTTAGCGGATGAAGCAGCTTTGTCTATAGAAGTTAGAACTTCCATAGATTTAGAAAGTTTCAATTTTCTTTCTTCTTCTGCAATACCTGCTTTTTCTTCTAAAGTTATATTTGTTTTTTTCTTTGAGTTTAAATCTCTAAGTCTATCTGAAAGAGTTTTACTTGATGCATCTATTGCTTCGAACTGACTAATCAATTGTCCAGACTCAATTCCCATTGATGATTCCAAAGCAAGATTTATTTGCATTTTTCTTTCATCACTCAATCCTTCTAGGCTTGCTCGCATTTCTTCTGCACTATCACCAGCAATTCCAAATTGATTTGCAATACTCTTAATGCCATCTGACATTCCTTTTATGCTTTTCTTATTTTTTAGAATACTTCCTCTCAACAATTCAGATTGCAGACCTGCTCTTCCAGCAGCAATTGCAAGCAAACTGAACATTTTGCTGTCTGCTGCAAGAAGTTTGTTTGTGCTTGAAAGAGCTTCAATTATACCATCGCCTTCAACACCTACTTTTTTGAAGTTGGCTTGTAATTCTATAACATTTTTATAAGCACCTGTTGTAAGAGTTCCAGCATTACGCATGATAGTTGCAAATTTTGCACTTGATTTTACAACATCGGTTAACGATGATCCAGTTAATCCTGTATATCTGGCTACATCTCGCATTCCTCTTCCCATATCACTAATTTGATTATTATTCATTTTCATATGCATATACATATTTTGAAAATCATCACTTAATGCTCCA